TCTTGTTCCGGATGATCCGGAAGTCGGTATCGAGCAGAACGATGATGGCGGCGTCACGGTAGACTTTGCTCCGGAGGATTCATCTCCCGAGGAGGAAGAAGAATTCGATGACAATCTGGCTGGCTACATTGAAGAGAACGAACTCGATTCGATTGGCCGGAAAATCTGCGAGATGGTCGAGATCGATGACCGTTCGCGGGATGACTGGAAGCGGGCGTACATTAAGGGTCTGAGCCTTCTGGGCTTCAAGACCGAAGAGCGTACCGACCCTTGGTCCGGTGCCTGTGGTGTCTTCCACCCGGTAATGACCGAGGCTGCGGTCAGGTTTCAGTCTCAGGCCATTATGGAAATCTACCCGGCTGGCGGGCCGGTTCGAACCAAGACCCTTGGCAAGTGGACCAAGGACAAGGAGAAGCAGGCCAAGCGCGTTGAGCAGGAACTGAACTACTTCCTGCTGGATCGCATGACCGAGTTCCGTCCAGAAACGGAACAGCTTCTGTTCTATCTGGCACTCGCCGGGAGTGCCTTCAGAAAAATCTACTTTTCCCCGGAACTAAAAAGGCCTGTGGGGCGTTTCATTCCGGCAGAGGACTTCATCGTTCCATACGGAACCACGGACCTGAGGACCTGTCCCCGATATACACAGGTCATGCGAATCTTCCCAAACGACCTGAAGAAGATGCAGGTTACTGGGCAGTATTCAGGTGTCGATCTTCCGAAGCCAACCTATCGGCAGGACGACATCAAAGAGAAGTACGACAAGCTGACAGGTAGCTCCCATCCCTCTCAGGATGATGAGCGATATACTCTCTACGAGTGCCATGTAGACTGGGATTTGCCCGGATTCGAAGACACGATTACGGATGAGGATACGGGAGAAGAAGCCCAGACGGGCATCGAACTTCCCTATGTGATCACGGTCGATAAATCGTCTCAGAAGGTTCTGGCCATTCGCCGGAACTGGAGTGAGAGCGACCCGATGAAGATCAGGCGTCAGCATTTCACGCCTTATCACTATCTACCGGGCTTGGGCTTCTATGGCTCTGGCCTTATTCACCTGATTGGCGGGATTACCGCTTCTGCCACGAGCATTCTTAGACAGCTTGTGGACGCGGGCACACTCGCCAATCTCCCCGGCGGCCTCAAATCCAGAGGCATGAGGATCAAGGGCGACGACAGTCCGATCATGCCGGGTGAGTTCCGCGATGTCGATGTTCCTTCCGGGAACATCAGGGATAACATCGCATTCCTGCCCTACAAGGAACCGAGTGCGGTTCTTCACAGTCTCCTGAATGACATGATTCAGGAAGGCCGCAGGCTTGGTGCGGCACCCGATCTCCCCATCAATGCGATGACGCAGCAGGCTCCTGTCGGCACCACACTTGCCCTTCTGGAGCGATCCATGAAGGTCATGTCTGCGGTTCAGGCAAGACTCCATGCCAGCCTCAAGCAGGACCTGAAGCTGATTGCGGATATCATCGCGACAGACATGGGTCCGGAGTACGAATACGAGGTTGAGCAAGCCGATAGCTCTCGCGTCGAGGACTTCGCTCAAGTGGATATCATCCCGGTGTCCGATCCGAATGCAGCCAGCATGGCGCAGCGGGTTGTTCAGGGACAGGCTGTCCTCCAGTTGGCCCAGACAGACCAGCAGGCATTCGATATGCCGCTCCTGTACCGGGATTTCGTGACGATCCTTGGCGTCCAGAATGCCGACAAGATCGTCAAGGACCCGGAGGATATTACTCCGATGGACCCGGTATCGGAGAACATGGCGCTGCTGATGGGCAAGCCGGTAAAGGCTTTCCTCTATCAGGATCAGGAAGCCCATATTCAGGTTCATCTGGCGGCGGCACAGGACCCGAAGATCATGGAGCTTGTCGGGCAGAGCCCGCAGGCATCCCGCATACAGGCGGCTCTTGCTGCCCATGTGTCGGAGCATCTCGCCTACGCCTACCGCAAGGGCATCGAAGAGCAGATGGGTGTTCCTCTTCCGCCAGAGGATCAGCCTCTTCCGGAAGATGTGGAGGTCATGCTCTCCAAGACCGTGGCGGAGGCAAGCAAGAGGCTTCTCCAGAAGGATCAGGCAGAGGCGGCACAGAAGAAAAACCAGCAGGCCCAGCAGGACCCGGTTGTTCAGATGCAGCAGCAGGAACTCCAGATCAAGCAGATGCAGGCCCAGCAGAAGGCCGAGGCTGCGAAGCAGGAACTACAGTTCAAGATGGCAGCCCTTGCACAGAAGGAAGCTGCCGATCAGCGCAGGCTCACCTCACAGGAACGAGTCGCTGGCGCTGCTCTTGGCGTAAAGATCGCTCAAAGCAAAAACAGCGAAGATGCGAACAAGCGTCAGAACATGCTTGATACGGGACTTGAACTACTCGACCTCGAAATGAGGGCGCAGCAACTGAAGAGTCAGGACAACAAGAAACGATCCAACAATGGATCGAATCAGAATTACTAAGCAAGCCACCGAGCGCAGCGAGCCACTAGGGGTTATCCTAGGCATCCGGAGTGAATATGAATCTGAATGAACTTGTTCAGAGGCGATACACAGATCGCTTCAAGAGAACACAGGAAACCATCATCAATGGTGTCCAGACATTCGAAGAGTATCGTTATTCGATAGGCTATCTCAGAGGCATGTGGGACCTGATGGAGGATATTCATCCCCTCCTGAAAGACCCGGATTCAGCCGGTGATGAGGAATAGTCATGGCGAAAACGAACAAGACAATGATGCCCGTGCCGGTTGGCTATCACATGCTGATAGCTTTGCCTCCGCAGGGAGAGAAAATCGGGAATGTATTCATCCCTGATGATCTGAAAGCCAGAGAGCATACCGCCTCAATCGTTGGCAATGTGCTTGCCATGGGTCCGGATTGTTATCTGGATACGGTAAAGTTTCCGACTGGGCCTTGGTGCAAAGTTGGAGACTGGATTTTGATGAAGAGCTACACAGGCGCTCGCTTCAAGATCAAGGAACAGGAGTTTCGCATCATCAATGACGATTCGATCCTGTCTGTAGTGGCTGATCCGCGCTTCATCGAGCGTGCATAGGAGAAATCATGGCTACCGAGAGAATCGAAAGCGAGATCGATGTTCGCCCTGACAAGAGCGGCGACAAGGTTGTTGCGACTTCATCCGCTCCGGGGGATGACGATCTCCAGATAGAGGTCGAGGACGATACGCCAGAAGCAGACCGGGGCAGGCAGCCCCGCGCTCCCGGCACCCCGTCCCTGATTCCGGAAGAGGAAGAGATCGGTCAGTACACCCAAGGTGTTCAGGACCGCCTCAGGCAGATGAAGTGGGAATACCACGAGGAACGTCGGGCAAAGGAAGCTTGGCAGCGCGAACATAACGCCGCCGTTGACTTCGCCAAGAGGGTCCACGGAGAAAACGAGAAGCTCCGCAGCTTGGTCTCGGAGGGTCACAAGACTCTCTTGGATAGTACCAAGCAGGCGGCAGAAACGGAGATGATCTCTCTGGAAGAAGGCCTGAGGGTGGCGCTGGAGACTGGCGACACCGCGAAGGCTGCGGAACTTCAGGGGAAACTGGCAAGGACTGCGGCGCGGGCAGAGGCCCAGAACTACATCCCCCCTATTTCATTCCCTCAGGGGGATGAACGCAGGGAGCAGGTTCAACAGCCGCAGCGTCAGGAAGTCCGCCTGTCGGAGTCGATGCAGGATTGGGTAGCAAACAATCCGTGGTTCAATCAGGACAAGCGCATGACGGCGTTTGCCTTCGGTGTCCACGAAGAGTTGCTTGAGAAAAAGATTCCCTTGGAATCTCCGAAATACTTCGCGGAGATCAACAAGGCAGTTCGCGAGTCGTTCCCGAATTATTTCCGGGATGAAGACGAAGGGAATTCCCGTAACGGGAATGGCACCAACGGGCGCACTCAGTCACCGCCCCGTAGGAATGCCGTTGCTGGCGTAACCCGCAGTCCTGCGGGAAGGGCCAGTAACCGGGTGACTCTCACGGCGTCCCAAGTGGCGCTGGCAAAGCGTCTTGGAATTACTGAACAACAGTATGCCCGAGAAATGATTAGACTGGAGAACAACGATGGCTAACTCGGACCCCCGCGCCCCACGCACCAATGATACCCGTGAGGCTACGCAACGGACTGAAGCTTGGGTTGAGCCGTCAAAGCTACCCGACCCGGACCCTCAGGATGGATACGTTTATCGCTGGATTCGGACGGCAACTCTTGGTCAGGCAGACCCGACCAATGTGTCTACCCGCTTCCGCGAGGGCTGGATTCCAGTCCCCAAGGAAGAGGTTATGCATCTTGGTCTGATGCAGGATCACAAGACGCGCTTTCCGGAGAATCTGGAAGTCGGTGGCCTTCTCCTTTGCAAGATGGAATCGGAACGGGCTGAACAACGGGCTGCCCACTTCACGAAGCTGACAAAGAATCAGATTCAGGCATCTGATCACAACTTCATGAAGCAGGCTGATCCTCGTATGCCCATTCTCGCACCGTCTCGTACTTCAACTGTGACGTTTGGATCAGGTCGCCCGAATAAGTAGGGCACCTAAACAGAGGACCTATCATGGCAAACACTGCCTCCGCCTACGGGATGGTGCCGGTCAATTTGATCGGTGGCCGTCCTTTTGCAGGCTCGACCCGGATGCTGCCTATCGCATCCAACTACGCTACGAGCATCTTCTTTGGTGATGTCGTCAAACTCGTTGATACCGGCACCATCGCCAAGGATGTTGGCACCTCCACGCTGACGCCGATTGGCATCTTCATGGGCGTGTCGTACATGGACCCGACCTACGGAGCGACGTTCCGCCAGATGTACACGGCGAACACCGTTCCGGCGAACTCGACGCTTTCCATTGCCTATGTCTGCGATGACCCGTCCACGGTCTTCAGGATTCAGGGTAATGCGGCCATGACCCAGACCATGTTGTTCAACAACGCTGGTGTGGTTCAGGGTGCGGGCGTGACGACCTCTGGCAACAGCGGCGTCACTCTGGATGTGTCCACGGTCGCTACGACCGATACCCTGCCGCTGCGTATTATCGGCTGGGCCGGTAACAACGTAGAACCCGGCATTGCCGCTGGCATTGCACAGGATTGCCTTGCCCCTACGGACGATTACCCCGACGTTCTGGTTTCTTGGAACTTCGGAATGCACGCCTATCAGCGCGCACTCGCGATCTAAGGGAGCATTAGACAATGGCAATTTCACGCGCACAACTCCTCAAGGAGTTGCTCCCCGGTCTCAACGCTCTGTTTGGGCTGGAGTACAAGAAGTACGAAAACGAAGACACGGAAATCTTCGATACGGAGACTTCCGAGCGTTCGTTCGAAGAAGAGACCAAGCTCGCCACGTTTGCGGCAGCCCCGGTCAAGGCGGAAGGCGAAGGCATCGCCTACGACAACGCGCAGGAAGCTTGGACGGCGCGGTATACCCATGAGACGGTAGCCATGGGTTTCTCCATCACTGAAGAAGCGATGGAAGATAACCTGTATGACTCGCTCTCGACCCGGTACACCAAGGCGCTGGCTCGCTCGATGGCCTACACCAAGCAGGTTAAGGCTGCTGCCATTCTCAACAATGGCTTCAGTGCGAGCTTCCTGTACGGTGACGGCAAGCGTCTGTTTGCTACGGACCATCCGCTGGTCAGCGGTGGCACCAACAGCAATCGTCCGACGACGGGTGCCGACCTCAACGAGACCTCGCTGGAAGCGGCTGTCATCCAGATCGCCGGATGGCTTGACGAACGCGGTCTGCTGATTGCAGCCCAGCCTCGCAAGCTGATCATTCCGACGGCTCTCATGTTCGTTGCGACTCGTCTTCTCCAGACGGAGCTTCGTGTCGGTGTCGCGAATAACGACATCAACGCGATCAAGAACAACGGCTCGATCCCGGAAGGCTACACGGTCAACCATTACCTGACGGACACCAATGCTTGGTTCCTGAAGACGGATGTGCCGAATGGCCTGAAGCACTTCGAACGCATGCCCATGAAGACTTCCATGGACGGCGACTTCGATACGGGCAATGTGCGGTATCGGGCACGCGCCCGCTATTCGTTCGGCGTCTCTGATCCTCTCGGCATGTACGGTAGCCCCGGCGCAAGCTGATAATCCTGTCTTAACACCGGGGGACCAATCAGTTCCCCGGTGTCCTTCCCTCCGCGTAGCGTTGGCCAATTTTTCTGGAGGCTTTAATGTCTGATACCACCACTGAATTTCTCAACGGTCTTCTTGTCGATGGCGTCCCCACCATGGGTATCAGCGGAATCCCGCTGACCAATGGTCGAGTCATCTTTGTCGATTATGTCAACGGGTCTGATAGCTATAACGGTAATGCTTCGTCTCCGAAGAAGACGATCTATTCCGCTTATGCGAATGCCCGTGATGGCTACAATGATGTCATTGTCATCGTTGATAATGGTCTGTCCACGGGCTCGCAGCGTCTGTCGCTGGCGAATGCTGTGGCTGTCGATTCGACGGTCACGGCTGGCACCCTCGTTCTGAGCAAGAACGCGGTTCACATTGTTGGCATGGCGGCCCCGACCCTGAACAGCCGTTCCCGTTTTGCTCCCCCCACCGGCACCTATACGATGGCGACCTTCGGGTCGGGTAACTTCGTGACGATGTCTGGTTCGGGCTGCATCATCCAGAACGTGTCCTTTTTCAACGGCTTCTCGACCGGAGGGGCAAGCCAGATTTGCTTCACTGTCACGGGCGGACGTAACTACTTTGAGAACGTCACGTTTGGCGGTGCCGGTGACGCGGCTTCGGCGCAGTCAACGACCAGTCGTAGCCTGCTGGTCAGCGGCACGGGCGAGAATCGCTTCGTCAACTGCACGATGGGCCTCGATACTGTGACCAAGACGGTGGCTAACGCCACTCTTGAACTGGCGGCAGCGACACCGCGCAACGAGTTCATTGGCTGCAACTTCCCGTTCTACACCTCTTCGGCTACC